TCTTTGAGGTAGCGTCTGCTGCATTTGAGGATGCTAATTACCACAGTTTCAATGAGGTATTTACTGCCGCATGGAATGAGTTTCAAAAGGAGATTGACAATGGAAGTAACACATGAACAACGCCTAGACTTGCTCAAGGCACACAATAGTCTGAAGGACATCCTGTCCACCATCTTTGACTGTCAAGACATCTGGATGTCCGATGTAGGCAAGCTGGAAAGATTGCAGTGTGACCTGCACCGCATCTTCAAGTTTGTACCCAAAGAGGACGAGGACGGGCATCGTATGCACTACGCAGACTGGGTACTGGCAGAGGAGGATGACGACTAATGTTTGCTGAAGCACTTGTGTGCCTAGCACTCAACGTGTACCATGAGGCCCGTGACCAGCCCTTCATTGGGCAGGTTGCGGTTGCCCAAGTGGTAATGAACAGAGTGCGTGATGACAGATACCCTGACACTGTGTGTGATGTGGTCAAGCAAGGCCCGACATACTCATGGAAGCAGGACTTCCCTGTACGCCATCGCTGTCAGTTTAGCTGGTACTGCGACGGCAAGTCAGACAAAACACCTGACCAGACAGCATGGCAGCAAGCTATGTTGATTGCACAGGGTGTACACACAGGCAACCTTGACGACTTCGTTGAGGGTGCGACACATTACCACGCAACCTATGTTCTGCCTGAGTGGGCAGAAAGCAAAGTGCCTGTCGTACAAATAGGCGACCATATGTTTTATCGCTGGGATTAGTGCTTGACTGTGCGGATTATTAGCGATATAGCATTAGATCAATTAACGAAAGGAGAATAATATAATGACAAGTAGGACTTGGGGTGCTGCACCAAAAAAACAAGTACGAAAGGGGCCACCACAGGGTGTAGGAGATGGGGGAATACAAAAGTATCAATTATATATACGACGACTTAAATTTTCTAAGATGATGAAAGCTATCGAAACACGAAAGGAGAATACAAAATGCTAGAATATATTCCAGAACACCTCGACTTTGACGTTGAGTATGAGCAGACTAAGATGGATGACAAGAAGTATGTCATCAATCGTGATACCGGAGAATACATTGGTATCGTAGGTAATGGTTTCACATGTGTGTCACACGGTGATTTCTTTCGTGATGTCATTGGTAAGACGACAGAAACCTTATCTGAACATGACATGAAGGATGCAGAGATTAGCTGGCGTGATGCTCACCAAAATGGCTGGGCCATGATGGACATGCGTCTGCCTAACGTAAATGCCAAAGTCATAACTGACAGGCATGAGACTACTGTAGCTAAACGTATCATTGCCCTGCATGGGGTGAACGGTACATGCTCTAACGTCACCATCTTCGGTGCCATCGACTTCTTCTGTCTCAATGGGCAGATACGTGGGCGGCATGACAAGGTGATGCGTAAGAACACCAGCAACTTCAGCCTTGACAGGTTCATTACTGAACTTGAAAAGTCACAGCAGGACTTTACTGCACAGACAGAACAGATGCAACGGTGGGCTAACACTAGTCTCGCTGGTGTGGATGTGAAAGCTATGCTGGAAAAGCTGATGAAGTCTGAACGTAAAGCAGAGAAGATGAACATCCTGTACAATCAGGAGGTAAGCACCCGTGGCCGTAATCTGTGGTCACTGTACTCTGCCTTCACAAACTATGCTACCTACGCTGATGAGCGTAATGGTTTCAAGCAGCATAACACAGGACATGATACACAGGCCAAGTTAATGTTTGAGCGTGAGATTGAGGTAGCACGTTGGATTGACAATCCTGTGTTCAGTCAGGTAGCTGCATAAATGAAACTAAATCAGATAGCAGATGAGTATTACTTATCTCACGATTTCAAGGAGTTACGAGATGAAACTAAAGTACATTATCGCTACTGCCTTGGTGCTGTACTGGCTACCCACGTTGATGGTGTAGAGATTGGCGAGGTGGATGGCACAAAGCTGTCCACCAAGCAGTCTAAGCTGGCTTATGACCAGTGGTGTGATCGTGGTATCTCTACAGCAAATCACATTCTGGCGACAGCTAGAATATTATATAACTATGCCCTACGCATGGAACACTGCTTTATTAATCCCTTCACAGCGGTGCGTAGGAGGGCCACACAGCCACGTAAGGTTGTCTGGCGTAGGGAGGATGTCAAGAAGCTACTAGACGCAGCGTACAGCGATTTTAGCACCCGTAACATTGGATTGATTGCTCACATGGCATACGAATGGTGTCAGCGAGTGGGTGACATGCGTCTGCTTACTTGGGATGCAATAGACCTTGAACAAAAGCGGGTAATAATATTACAATCTAAGCGTAATGCACAGGTAGAATTGCCTATCGACGATGATTTACACTCCATGTTGGTTGAACAGGAGCAAGACTTTGGCTTTCAGCCTTATGTTGCACCAAGACCAACGGCATATCGTGGTGTGTACGAACCATACACTATGTACAAGCTACCGTTGCATGCCCGTAAACTTATGGATGCGGTTGGATTACCCAAAGAACTACGGTTGAGTGACTTACGTCGCACAGGTGTTACAGAAATGGTGGATGCAGAGGTAGGTATTGGACAGATCATGTCGGTTACAGGACATGCTAACCCACAATCAGTCAAACCCTATCTGAAAAATACATTCGTCAGTGCAAATAATGCCTTGACAGCACGTAAAAGAACGTGATATAAGCATTCAACTGCCGCAGCGAACTACTATTATATATAATATAATATACATATAGAAAGGACATATACATGATTAACCCGTATGACTATGATGTTGCTAATGGTGAGACTAAGCGTATGAATTGCCCTGTATGTAAGGGTATTAAGACGTTCAGTATAACCAACAACATGGGTAGTCTTCTGTGGAATTGCTACAAGGTGTCCTGCACTGTGGGTGGCAGTACCCGTGTCCATCTGTCAGTTGATGACATCAAGTCTGGCTTTGCTGGTACAAAGAAAACACAGGAGCAGCCGTTTGAGTTGCCGCCATACGTGATACCCCGCCGTGACATGCTGTATATGAACAGGTGGTGTGACAGATGGCAGCTAGACCAAGATGAACTTGGCCTTCTGTATGATGTCAAAGAGGATCGTGTCGTGTTTCCTGTTATGCATGATGGCAAAATGGTGGATGCTACCGGCAGGACGTTATCTAAACGAATACCTAAATGGAAAAGATATGGAAATAGTGGCTTGCCATACACACATGGTTGTGGTAAAGTCGCCGTAGTTGTTGAGGACTGTGTGAGTGCAGCCGTTGTTGGTTACGGCTCCTTTGTCGGGGTTGCGCTTCTTGGCACATCTCTCCAAGATACGCATAAAAGGTATCTCACACAGTTCTCGACAGCGGTAATTGCACTAGACCCCGATGCATTACCAAAGACATTACAGATGGCAAAAGAATTACGTGGACATGTGTCAGATGTTCGTGTATTGAAACTAGAAGATGACATAAAGTATCGTAACCCGACAGATATGGAGAAATTAGATGGAATTATCACTGATTAGAAGTTTGATGGACAGAGAGTTCTATGACGAACATCGTGGCGCACGTTGCCCTGATCGTCTGTTCAGCAAGGACGTAAGGAAGATCAAGCAGACTATCGACACAGCAATGGATCGTTATGAGCGTACCGTTACACCTGATGAGATAGAGGCATTGTTCATGGCGAACAATCCTACAATGACAACAGCACAGAAGCAGGGGTATTCATCTCTGTTCAACAACATCAAGCGTGAGCAGCCGATGGGCGGGGACGTAGCACAAGAGGTATTATCTAAGCTATTTCAACAGGTTATCGGTGAGGACATCGCTAATCTTGGCTTCGATTATGTCAATGGTGACAAGTCTAGCCTTGAGCCTCTGCGTCAGATGCTGGAACAGTATGGTGATGACTTTACACCCAACCTCAAGGTGGAGTGGGATGACATTGACATTGAGACATTGCTTGCACGTAATGATCTTGAAGCACGGTGGACCTTCAATATACCTAGCTTGGTACGTAAGGTGGAGGGTGTGAATGCCGGTCACTTGATTGAGATTGGCGCACGACCCAATACAGGCAAGACATCGTTTCATGCCAGCCTGATTGCCAGCCCCGGTGGCTTTGCTCATCAGGGTGCCAACTGCATTATCCTGTGTAACGAGGAGGGCTATCACCGTGTGGGTGCCAGATATTTGACAGCAGCTACAGGTATGACGATGCGAGACATCAAAGAAAACCCATCCAAAGCACGTGATCTATATGAGCCGGTAAAGAACCGTATCAAGATCAAGGATGCTACAGGCCGTGACATGGCATGGGTAGAGAGCATATGTAAGGCATACAAGCCCGACATTGTTCTGCTCGACATGGGTGACAAGTTCGCCAAGACAGGTGGCTTTGCACGTACAGATGAGGCACTGAAGGCCAATGCTGTGCATGCCCGTATGATTGCCAAGCAGCATGAGTGTGCCGTATTCTATATGTCACAGCTATCAGCAGAGGCAGAGGGTAAGGTCATACTGAATCAGAGCATGATGGAAGGTAGTAGGACAGGTAAAGCAGCAGAGGCTGATCTAATGATACTGATCGCCAAGAACCCGCCTTTGCAGGGTCAGGAAGAAGAGGATATTGAACGTCATCTCAACGTAGTAAAAAATAAGTTGACAGGATGGCATGGTGATGTAACATGTCAGCTAGAATATCAGACAGCGAGGTATACAGCATGAAGCTAACATTAGATGTAGAGAATACGACGACAGAACGCAACGGTAAGTTGCACCTAGACCCATTTGAGCCAGAGAACTCACTGACTATGGTGGGTATGCTAAGTGACCAACCGGCTATATTGCCCGATGGCACTAAGATAGATGATGAAACAATCGTGGTGTTCGATCACGAGGAGGCATCTTCTCCTGACCAGCAGTCCTTTGACTTAGTGCAAAGCTATCTTGACCAAGCTACTATCATCATTGCACACAACGCAGCCTACGATTTACTGTGGCTTTGGGAGTCA